GCGCACCGGCAAGCCCGACACGCGCGGCGCCTACGGGCTGCTCGGCACCGAAATGCTCAGCGCGCTCACCCACCTGCAGCACGCGCGTGGCAAGCACGTCGTGTTCGTGGCCATCCTCGACGAGCGCGTCGACGACTTCAACCGCAAGGTGTTCGTGCCGCAGATCGAGGGCGCCAAGACCGCGTCCGAACTGCCCGGGATCGTCGACGAGGTGGTGACGCTGGCCGAGATCAAGGCCGAGGACGGCAGCACCTACCGCGCCTTCGTCACCCACACCCTGAATCCCTACGGCTATCCGGCCAAAGACCGCTCCGGCCAGCTCGATCTGCTGGAGCCGCCCGACCTGCGCGCGCTCATCCACAAGTGCGCCGCCGCCACCCAAACCCAGACATCCAAGGAGTAAGCCATGTCCAACTGGTCCGATTTCAACGACGCCGAACAGCAGCAAAGCTTCGACCTCATCCCCAAGGGCACCGTCGCCAAGGTGCGCATGACGATCAAGCCCGGGGGCCACGACGACGCGGCCCAGGGCTGGACCGGCGGTTACGCCACGCAGAGCCTCGACACCGGCTCGGTCTACCTGGCCTGCGAGTTCGTGGTGCTGGAGGGCGAGTACGCGCGGCGCAAGCTGTGGTCCAACATCGGCCTGCACAGCCCCAAGGGCCCGGCCTGGGCCAACATGGGGCGGTCCTTCCTGCGCGCGGTGCTCAACAGTGCCCGCAACGTCCGCCCGCAGGACAACTCCCCGCAGGCCGCGGCCGCACGACGCATCCAGGGCTTCCATGAACTCGACGGCATCGAGTTCGTCGCGCGCATCGACATCGAGAAGGACGGCCGGGGCGAACTGCGCAACGTCGTGAAGATGGCGGTCGAGCCCGATCAGCCGGACTACCTGCAGGCCGTCGGTGGCGCATCTGGCGCTGCCGTGTCCGCGGCGCAGCCGCGTGCCGCCGCTGCGGCGCCGCAAGCCGTGCGTCCTGCCATTGCGGGCAAGCCCGCCTGGGCACAGTGAGGGGAGCGGATGAAATGCTGGGTCTGCAAACGCCAGGCCCGGGGCTACGGCCACACCGACAACCGGCACGGTGTGGGCGATCCCCGGCGCTATCCCATCGACTGGGTCTTCTGCTCGCGCCGCTGCCAGGCGGCGTTCCACGCGCTGTACGGCAGCTGGCTGCGGGTGCGAGAGGGCCGCACCGACATCAAGGAGGTCGCCATGATCGATCCGTCTGATGTCGAGCTGGCCGCGATGAAGCAGTGCCTCAAGGCCTTCGGCGAAGCGGCAGGCGAGATCGGCTTTGCCAAGCCGCTGGGGGACTACTCGGAAGACGAGGCGCTTCGGGTGATCGATGCCATCGTCACCTGCTACACGCAGGCGATGGTCGAGCACCACGAGGCGAGCAAGTTCCCGCCGGTGCGCGGCATGCCGCCGACCCCCGATCCGCTGGCCAACCCCTTCGCCGACATGGCAGACGACCTGCCCTGGCTCGACCGGGAAGGAGGGGCTTCATGATCGACTTGAACTCGTCGGCCAGCCTGTCGGGACAACTGACCGCGCTCATCGATGCCGGGATGCAGCGCGCCCGGGCGGCGCAGCCGAGGCGAAGCTATCTGGGCGCATCGCGTCTCGGGACTGCATGCGAGCGCGCCCTGCAGTTCGAGTATGCCGGTGCTCCAGTCGATGCCGGCCGCGACACCGACGGCCGCATCCTGCGCATCTTCGAGCGCGGTCATGTCATCGAGGACTGCGTGGTGACGTGGCTGCGCGCGGCGGGCTTCGACCTGCGCACGCGCAAAGCCGATGGCGAGCAGTTCGGCTTCGCTGCGCTGGACGGACGGCTCCAGGGGCATGTCGATGGCGTGATTGTGGCCGGCCCTGATCTCGGCCCGGGCTTCGGATATCCGGCGCTGTGGGAGAACAAGTGCCTGGGCGCGAAGTCCTGGCGGGAACTCGAGAAGAACCGTCTTGCCGTGGCCGAGCCCATCTATGCCGCGCAGGTGGCGCTCTACCAGGCCTATCTCGACCTGCACGCGCATCCGGCGCTGTTCACCGCCGTCAACGCCGACACGATGGAGATCTACGCCGAGCGGGTGCCCTTCGATGCGGCGCTGGCGCAGCGCATGTCGGACCGGGCGGTCAAGGTGATCACTGCGACCGAAGCCGGCGAGCTGCTGCCGCGCTCGTTCTCCGAATCCGCCCACTTCGAATGCCGGATGTGCCCGTGGCAGGACCGGTGTTGGAGGACCCTGCCATGACCACGCCCCCCATCGTACAAATCCTCGGCGAGCGGCTGATCGATGCGCGCGAAGCGGCGGTCAACCTCAACCTGCCGATCCACTGGCTCACCTGCGCCAAGCAACGCCGGCGCCGGGGTGTGCCGCACTACCGCGTCGGCAAGCTGCTGCGCTTCAAGCTCAGCGAGCTTGTGGCATGGATGAACGACCAGCAAGCGCCGGGAGACGGCGCGGCCAGTCTGGAGGGCGCCGATGCTGGACTTCAATGACATCGACCCTCCGCAGGTCAGGGCGTCGGCGGACGACCGCGACGCGATCCGTGCGGACCTGCTCGCGCGCCTGGAATCGGTGCTGTTTGCGATGTTCCCCGCGGGCAAGAAGCGCCGGGGCAAGTTCCTGATCGGCGACGTGCTGGGCAGCCCCGGTGACAGCCTGGAGGTGGTGCTCGACGGCGAGAAGGCCGGGCTGTGGACGGATCGCGCCACCGGCGACGGCGGCGACGTCTATGCATTGATCGCCGCGCACTTCGGCATCGACGTGCTGGGTGACTTTCCGCGCGTGCTCGATGCCGCCGTCGATCTGCTGGGACGCTCCCGATCCGCACCGGTGCGCAAGGCCAACAAGAAGGACGTGCCGCTCGACGAACTCGGCCCCGCCACCGCCAAGTGGGACTATGTCGACGCCCAAGGCCATCTCATCGCCGTGGTCTACCGCTACGACCCGCCTGGGCAGAAGAAACAGTTCCGGCCCTGGGATGCCAAGCGGCGCAAGATGGCGCCGCCCGAGCCGCGCCCCCTGTACAACCAGCCGGGGCTTGCGGCCTCTGACCATGCGATGCTGGTCGAGGGCGAGAAGTGCGCGCAGGCCCTGATCGCCGTCGGTGTCGTGGCCACCACGGCCATGCACGGCGCCAACGCACCGGTGGACAAGACCGACTGGTCGCCGCTGGCGGGCAAGGCCGTGCTGATCTGGCCTGACCGCGACAAGCCGGGCTGGGACTATGCGATGGCGGCCGCCCAGGCGGTGTTGGCGGCCGGCGCCTCCTCTTGCGAGGTGCTGCTGCCGCCCGACGACAAGCCCGATGGCTGGGACGCGGCCGACGCGATGGCCGAGGGCTTTGATGTCGAGGCCTTCCTCGGCTCGGGCCCGCGCATGTGCATCAAGCCGTCCAGCGCGGTGTGCGCGCAGGAAGCGACGGTGTGGGCGACCGACGACGCCCTGGCGCTGTCCTTCACGGCGCGCTATGCCGACGACTGGCGGTATTGCGCGGCCTGGGGCAAGTGGCTGGTGTGGACCGGCACGCACTGGCGGGCCGACGAGACACTGCTCGTCCACCACCTGATCCGCTCGATCTGCCGCGAGGCGGCGGTCAAGGTCGACTCGCACCGGCTGGCGGCCAAGCTGCTGGCCAGCAGCACGGTCGGTGGCGTCGACCGCCTGGCCCGCTCGGATCGGCGACACGCCTCCACCTCGGACGAATGGGATGCCGACCTCTTCGCGCTGAACACGCCAGGCGGTGTGGTCGACCTGCGCACCGGGCGGCTGCGTCCGCACGACCGCGCCGACCGGATGACCAAGCTGGCGACCGCCACGCCCGCAGGTGCGTGCCCGCGCTGGCTGTCCTTCCTCGCCGACGTCACGGGCGGCGACGCCGATCTGCAGAACTATCTGCAGCGCATGGTGGGCTACTGCCTGACCGGGGCGACCAGCGCGCACGCGCTGTTCTTCCTCTACGGCACCGGCGCCAACGGCAAGTCGGTGTTCGTCAATACGCTGGCCACCATCCTCGGCGACTACGCCACCAGCGCACCGATGGACACCTTCATGGAGGCGCGCGGCGACCGCCACCCGACCGATCTGGCGGGGCTGCGCGGTGCGCGCTTCGTCGCCTCCATCGAGACCGAGCAGGGACGACGCTGGAACGAGTCCAAGGTCAAGGCCATCACCGGCGGCGACAAGGTGTCGGCGCGCTTCATGCGTCAGGACTTCTTCGAGTACGTGCCGCAGTTCAAGTTGGTGATCGCAGGCAACCACAAGCCCTCGATCCGCAACGTCGACGAGGCGATGAAGCGGCGCCTGCACCTGATCCCGTTCACGGTCACCGTGCCGCCAGAGCGCCGCGATGGACGACTCACCGAGCGGCTGCTGGCCGAGCGCGACGGCATCCTGGCCTGGGCGGTGGAGGGCTGTCTGGCCTGGCAGCGCGAGGGCCTCAAACCGCCCGCCTGCGTGGTCTCGGCCACCGAGGAGTACTTCGAAGCGGAGGACGCGCTGGGCCAGTGGATCGAAGAACGTTGCCTGCTGGCCAAGACCCACCGCGAAGGCGTGTCCGAGCTGTTCGCCGACTGGCGAGAGTGGGCCGAGCGTGCTGGCGAGTACGTGGGCTCGGTCAAGCGGTTCTCCGAGCTGATGGCCACCCGCAAGTTCGAGAAGTGCCGCCTGAGCGGTGGCGCTCGTGCACTGGCCGGCATCAGCCTGCGGCCGCGACCGCCGAGCGACAGCTATCGCGGCGGCTACCCCTATCGAGACGACTGACATGCGGTCGAGTGACGGATTTGACAGGTCTGGTGATTAACC